TTTTGTTGGTGCTACCCCAACATATATATTTAATGGACACAGGTTTATTGAATTTGTAGATCCTTCAGCGATTATAAAGAAGGCAAATGAAAAAATAAGTTCCCCCATAGATGTTGATACGAAAAGCAACCTTGGAGATTATTTTGAACAGGTTATTAAAAACAATCGTAGCGATAGAAAAGTGCTTAATACTATATTTTTTGAACATATCATGTACAGCCGATTGAAAAATGTTTTTGTTGATAGATTCAATATTAAAGAAAATTTTTTAGAAGTGCCAGCTTTTAAAGAAAAAGTGAAAAAGATTCAAGAAAGCTTTAATAACGAACTAAGAATCCCCAGGGATCTATTTTCAGTAATGAGTAAAGATCAATATTATTTGATGGACATGTTAAATATAAACACCTTGGGAACGCAATTCATTGCAGGTTATGACTATACTTCTAGCAACAACAAGATCCAAACAGCCCGCTTTTTATTTGTACAGGTGGTACCTAGAGGCACAAAAAAAGGATATTTTATTGCAGGAATAGATATTAACTTCGAAAAAGGCACATGCCTAACACTGATACGAAATATTACTGATATAAAAGAAATTGAGGGCGAAGAGACTCCTCAAAAGAAGAAGAAGGAGGAAGAAGAGGAAAAAGAAGAATATGTGAAATCTTTTAATCGATTATATATCAATGTAAAAAAAATGATTATAGAACGATTAATTACTTTAGAAAATATTGAAGCACAGTCTGACAAGAAAGGCATGTATAAGCTATGTACAGAGCTTTTAGACAGTTTATTGGGAAACATCAACCAAGAAGTTACCCAAGCTACAGAGAAAGAAGTAAATAAGAGTATACAAGCTATCCTTAAGAAATTATTCCCAGGTGATAATGCATTTGTAAAATCTAATACAAAACCACTGAGCAAGAAATTACATTCATTATTGTGTTCAGCATATATAAATCAAAAATACGATACCGATGATATAGTGGAAATCGCAAGAAAACTTGTTCTCAAGGGATATCCAACAAGGATAAAATTCACTTCTAGTAAGGCTAGTAGGGGGTCCGCACAATCGGGTGGATCTAAAATCCCCGTAGCCTCTACCGAGCTATTTCATAGTCTTTATAATGAGTTTGAAAACTCATCCAATTTAAGTGAATGGTCTATTTCTTGGTTTTTAGATTTTAATAATACTAAACCAGAGGATTGTTCGGTTTCTCAAACTACAATTTATGCTAAAGAAACATCTTTTAGAATTGTATTTTTACAAAAAAAACCAACCAATAAGGAGTTTATAGAACATGTCGTTGGACAACTTAATCAGTATCGTTAAACAAGAATGGCTCATGTCATATGAGGATGTTTTAAATAAACTTGAAAGTATAGCCAACACAGTTAATCGACAAACTTTTTCAATACAAGATCTTCAGAGGCTAGACTTAAATGAAAAAGAAGTGACGTTTCTTATTAATCAATTGACAGCTGAAAACTTTATAAAAAAAAGTTATTCCTATGAATGTTTAGTAAGTGCGGAAGTTGAAATCACCGATAATTTAAATGATCCTTGTGATTTTTGCGAACAATCAATAAGTGAGGCCTCATTACATCCTATATTGGAGCTATTTAAGCTTGAAAAGGAGTTTAAGAGAATGGTAGAAATTAAACAAGAGGAAGTTTTAAAGAAATACATACAAGAAGATTATATGGAAAATTACTTGTTATTAAAAGAAAGGGTAAATAAACTTGTTCCATTTTTAGGAGCAGGTGTCTCAATCCCATTGGGATTACCTAGTTGGTCGGGTTTAATTTGGAACATGAGGGAATCCCTTTCTACATCGGATGATAAGGAAGAATTTGAAGGATTAATTAACGACGGTGACTTCCTGGGAGCCTTAGATTATATTCGTGATTATTCACCAACTTTAAATCATATTGACCGTATAAAAACACAAATTAGTACGAAAGTAAAATTAGACCTCAAGTATAATGTGGATGATAGTAAGCATAATATCAAGGATATTATAAACTTAGCCTCCGATTTTATATTGACTACAAATTATGATAATGCTTTAATTTCGTATAGAGATACGGCAAAAGATGGTTATATTACCCCTGTACCAGTCAATGATATAGAGGATTTACAGGAGCAATTTGATGAGGGTCAAAAGCAAGTTATACATTTTCATGGTATGGCTGATAGAAAAAGTACAATGATTGTAACAAAAGATGACTATGAAGAGTTATATGCAAATGAAAAGACTAAGGGTATCTTAAATGGTATTATGTCAGGTAAATACCTAGTATTCATTGGCTTTTCATTTAATGATGCATATTTTGCAGATTTATATACAAAAATTAAAGGTAGTGTGGGTGGAGAACATTTTATAATAGTTCCTAATTTAACAAAACATCAAAACAAACAATTAACACAACGAAGTTTGAGGGCTATTGGAATTAAAGTTCCTAAAGATGAAAAAAATAAGGTTTCTCAACAGGGAATTGTTGATGCTATAAAATATCTCATAAATAGTATTAGATAATTAAGTTACGGGACTGTAAATGAGATACCGCCAATCTTGGAACTGATAGTTGGATGGGAGTCCAATACATATTATTAAAATTAAGATGATTCAAGTCGGAAGAAGGCACCTTAGGGTGTCTTTTCTTTTTTCAAAAGGACCTGCTCAATCAAATCGAAACAACATAAAATAAATCTTAACCGTGAAATCACATATATATCCCTATGTTTTCCCTCTTAACTAAAAGGAGGAACTAATATGGGCTTTGGTGGAAGCTGTGGTGGCTTTGGAGGCGGATTTGCTTTACTAATTGTGCTGTTCATCCTGCTAATTATCATTGGTTGCAGCTGTTGGGGTGGCGGATTCGGCGAAGCTTGCTAAAAACAATCAGAAAAGACACTTATATAAGTGTCTTTTCTTTATGATTAAATCCCCACACAATATGCAGGGATCTAGTGTAAACCAATACTTTTTTTGAAGGAGCATCTTCATAATAATCCATCTGTCCCTCGCTGACAAAACAGTAAAATTCCGTTTTCTCTCTAGTAAAATACAATTTTTATATGTAATTTCACGTACTATATCCGATTGATAAAACCAATTTCAGAAACAGGGCGTATTCTAACCATCCATCCCCTTATTCTCTAACCAAGTAAGTAATAATCCCCTTATATATTCCTCTATCTTAGTAAGTAGTTTCCCTAGATCTTAAACAACCTCATATTTTTCTACTTATCTTCGTAATTGAACTTGACTGAAGGTCTTAAAGGTTTTTATCATGTGGGAACAATTATGGAATACGGCTGGAAGGCAGATTTATCCCCTATTCTGAAAGATCACAAAAAAGTAATCAGTCAAAATAGATGGATAAGCGTCTTTGTTTTCGCCATGCGGTCACTTATAAGGTATCCGTATGTATAGACCCTGTTCACTCAGCGATTTTCACCGCATACATCCTTTTTCTATGGCTTGTCCTTGTAATATCGTCCCTACACGACAAACTGAATGTACTCCCTAGCACCGTAATGCTAACGATAACCACCCGAACCTTTTAGAGAATTGACCCTGGGCAAGTTCTCGCCCTCCCTCACCAGAAGAACAGGATTCCAATGAGGGGTGCTGTTTTTGTAGGCGTATACTCTGTACCCCCTGCACGACCAACAGCAAGCCACGCCGTAACACGTTCCCGCTAAATGTATGGCAGCACGGAATTACGGCTTATCAGTTTTTATTTACGTGGTATCAGGCAATTCCACGCGAACAAAAAAACAAAAAGACATCTCCAATACCTAAATGGCCTGTACATTCACAAGACTTCTAGGTTTAGAGATGTCCTATATATCTTTTTGACTATAAAAACATTTACTAGTTGAATTTTAGTCAAATCATAGATAAAATAGGTATATCAAAGAAGCCTCGTGAAAAGGCATAGTTGTTTAAGGTTAGTGGTGGTACACTACTTAAACGTTAACACTGTGGGTTAATACAGTTCATTCTAGTAAGTGTTGGTTGCAATTACTAGAACTAAGTCATTCCCGCTATCGGTTGGCGCCAATAGCATATGGGAGTGGCTTTTTTGTTTTCTGTTCATATTCAGTTGTTCTATCGATCTTCATTTATGTAAAGTATCAAAATATGTTTTGTTTTGTAGAATGATGCTTATTGTGTACTACGTTACAACAAGCTTTACCCTTTGTAAACAGCGAAATTACGTACTTTTCAAATAATATCCCTAATTCCCTATTTCCCTATTTCCACTTATAGATATAGGGATATTTCCCTTTTTCCCTATATCTAAATTTCCCTATTTTTGTTTTTTTTGTTTCTTCTATCTTCTCTACGAAATTACATATTTTTTTCTTTTCACCATCTGCTTCAGATGCAAAAATAATCTTTTAATATCAACGTTTTTGTTATTAATTATTAACTCTATGATTCTATTGCATAACCCAAATATCATTGTTATAATTTCTTTAAAGATATAGAAATATCCCTATTTCTATAGTTAGAAATATCCCTAATTCCCTATTTCTATTTTTCCCTATTTCTATAAAGGGATATAGGGAAATTTCAAATAATATAACTGGAGTGTTAAAAATGGCTATTACAATTACGGTAGGTAATTACAAAGGTGGAGTCGGTAAAACCACAAATGCTGTATTAAACTCTTATGAATTTGCAAAAAAAGGCAAGCGCACATTACTTGTTGACCTTGATCCACAAAGTAACGCAACAAAATCTCTGATGCTAACAAAATCCATTCTTAACCCTAATGACATTGTTACAGTAGAAAAAACATTAATGAAGGGAATACAAGAGGGAAGCTTAGATGGCTTAGAAGTAGAGATTATGGAGAACTTATACTTACTTCCTTCTTACGTTGATTTTCAGGACTTCGCAAAATTCCTTTATAAAAATTGCTCTTCTGAAGCTGAAGAAGATCATTACTTTAAAGGATTGCTAGAAAAAATAAAACATAAGTATGATTACATATTTATCGATGTTCCTCCAATGTCACTAGAAGTTACGAAGAACGCAGTTGTAGCTTCTGATTATGTTCTCATTGCTCTACAAACACAAGAACGTTCTCTTACTGGTGCAGAGAACTACGTTAATGAACTTATCAAGCTAAAAGAACTATATGACCTTGATATTGAAGTAGTTGGTATTCTTCCTGTCTTATTAAAAAACAATGGTAAGGTTGATGAATACATCATGGAAAACGCTCGTGAAATCTTTGGTGAAGAGAACCTATTTAAAAACATCGTCCCTCAAATGGAACGTATTAAAAGATTTGATGTGAATGGTATTACTGAAAAAGATAGACATGATATGAATGTAATTGAATTATACGAAACGATTAGTGATGAATTGTTATCTCGTATTGATATGTTTGAAAAAATGAAGGTTGGTGTGTAATATGGCGAGAACTCCTGGTTTGTTAGGTAGAAAGAAAAGTAATTTTGAACCTACTGAACCTTATGTACCAGAGCAAGGACAAGCTACGGTTGAAAACAACGAGGTAGCAGCTGCTCCTTCTCAACCTAAGACAGAAGAAAAACAAGTAATTCGAAAAGAAAAAAGAAACGAAAAGACTGATCCGAAAAAGAAATTTAAAAATCAGCAAGGCAGCATTAAAATTTCTAATCAATCTAAAGAAGAACTCGAAGTATTAATGAAACTTACAAACACAAAATTTGCTTATGAAATCATCGATTTACTTATAGATCGTTATGTAGAAAACGAGCTAACACCTGAGCAGAAAAGGAAATTCAAACTCTTAACTGAGATTTAAAAAATATAGAAATATCCCTATTTCTATAAAGGGATATTTCTATATTTACATCTTCCTCTCTATATAACAAGAAAAATAGTTTTATCAGTTTAAGATAAAAAACTAAATAGGAGTGGTACCTGTGGAAAATAAGAGTAATTCTTTTGTAGTTACTTTGACGCCTATTACCGAAAGTTCAGATTTAACTATTCAAAGCGATCATACTGACACGGAAAAGGAAAAGCAAGACCGAACTTTCCTAGAAGAGGACAAGCTCTTTGAAAAGCCTAAGAGAAAACTTACTACGAAAGAGTTGCCGAAATCTTTCCGTGTCTTATTAGAAACACACACAGCAATATCAACACTTGCTACAATTGAAGATATGAAAATTTATGAAGTTATAAATATGTTAATCGAAGAAAAAGTAGCTTCATTACCTGCACCAAAACAAAAAATAGTAAGAAATGCTGTAAAACAAGTACTTGAAGTAAAGAAAAGTCGAGAATAGGTATGAATTTATAAAAAAACGAGATAAGCATAATGCTTGTCTTTTTTATTTTTTATCAAAAGTTTTTAGGGAGGATTGTAGATTCATAGGGAGAATCTTGCAATAGGAACGAAAGGAGGAACGGATATACATGAACCAGGAACAGTGGAACGGGGATCGTGACTCATTAGAAAAGTCTTATTGGACAAAGGAAGTTGCCGAGACTCTTGGTATAAGTGATAGCTATTTACGTAAATGGTGTTTGGAACTTGAGAAGAACGGATACAAATTCATCAAGGTTAAGGACGGGAAGAACAGAGAGAATCGAGCTTTCACGGAACATGACTTAATTGCATTACGAAAGTTCCAATCACTTATTGGGAATGCTGGAACGACACGTTCCATGGCTGCTAAAGTCATTGCTGAAGAATACAGTTCAGAAGATAGGAACGGGGGAACGGGGGCTGTTCCTGCACCTCTTATCAGAGATAATGATCGAGAGAAAGCCTTAGAGGAACTGAAAAAACTAGCCTTCAACGCTTGGAAAGATGAATTGAAATCCGAACTTATAGAAGAGATTAAACAAGAGCTTAAAGAAGAAATGCAGCAACAAATGAAAGAAGGGATACAATCAGCAGAGGAACGTCTTGGCGAACGTTTAAATAGACATGACGAACTACTCATGAAGACGATTCGCGAACAACAAGAGACTAAAAAGATGTTAGCAGCTGCACAAGAGAAGAAGAAATGGTGGCAATTCTGGATTAAATAGAATTGCTACTGTTTCTTTTTTCACTTATCACCACACACATAGTGACTTCTTTGAAAAGAGAGGATTATAAAAAGCCCTGTAAATACAAGACTTTTACTTTTTCATTTTCTCTTTACTTTTCAAAACATCCTCTTTAAAAAACAGTCGATCGCGAACCATTTCTTTGATTGGTTTTATTTTTTCTTTTTTTATCATCATGTTTAGGTTTTGCCTTGAACACCCTAAGATATCCAAGGCTTCTGATGTATTTACAATCTCATCATTAATAAAACGAATCAACTCTTCTTTGGTTTCGAATTTATACATCTTTCTTCTCCTTAATATAAGCGGTTACCAGATTGAAAATTATTGATGCAAATGCAAGTATACTAAGTGCAATGCAAATATAGTCTGCGGTTCGCAAATTGTTATAGTCAATCAGATACAAAATTGTTCCCAAAATGATAACAACCGGTAAGTCTCTTAAGATGATTTTTTTCATAAGATAAAGTGGAATGTGCTATAATAATCTTAGGTACAAGGGAGGTTTCCCTCCCCTGTGGTGCTACTCTGAGTCGGTTTCTTGACGGGAACGACTCTTTTCTTTTTCTTCCTTGATTTTGTAGTAAATGTCTAAGCTGTTTTTAATTCCGGAAGATAGTTGCGAGTAAATGGTTACGAATGCTGTTATGGAACCTAAGATTACTACCCAATCCACTTTGTTCACCTCCTTTTCTTTATACTCTTATTATACACTTTAAGTTGACGTGAGTCAATTGTAATAATGAATTAATTGGTATTTTTGTTAATTTTTTATATTGCTTTTGCTATTTCTACAAGCAACCGCATAAATAATGGTATCATTTGCACTACAATATAGCCGATTCCTGCCCTTGAAATAAGGGAGAATCCCCGTTCCTGGCTACCGACCATAATAAACAATCCACCACACAACGCGACCACACTTGCAATTGGATAAGACACTGCTTTGATTAAAAAGATAACTGGTTCAAATGCATTTACAATACGATTGTACAATTGTCCATCTATATAATTTTTAAACTTACCATCTGTTGATTGAGCATCCTTAAATACTTCGTTAACATCATTTCCAGGTTCCGCAGCAAATCCATGAGGAATATCTATAATTTGGCTGAATATAATAGCACTACCGATCACAAGACCAATGCGCACTGCGACAGGTGCGTATTTTTTTGCTTTCTTTTTGAACAAGCTCCACTTTTTCTTCGCTCCATAGTTACCATCCATAAAATCTTTGATGCTCATTGTCTCAGTTGTCATATAGACCACTCCCTATTTTTAGTGGAAATCAGTAACCGTAAATATGTTGCAATCCAAACCCTCACAAAGCTTTTTTAATTGATTCCTACGGTATTCCGTGCATGTGTACCATGTAAATTTAGGTGGTTTATCAAATACATTGCAATCAATCAATTTTCTGTATTTCTGCATCTTCACACGATTTGCACTCATTTTCTGTTCATGATCTATCTCTACAATGTGATATCTTCCTTCATCGTTAAATAAAGCATCTGCAATGATTGAAACGACACCTTTAACATTCATCTTCACTTCTTGTTTCCATGTTTCAGGGCAACCGTATGCAATATAGATATCATTTCTCATGATATAGTGCCGAAACTGATTAGAACGTTTCAAGACCTTCTTACTACCGATACGCTCACGACCTTCTTTATTGAGATAGTAAATTTTTTCGCCAAAACGGAAGTTAGATACATATTCTTCAAGTTCTTTCATTACACGTGAAGCATTTCTGTCGCCACCCAAATCATGAAGTAATTGTATTTGCTTCCTAGTCAAAAATCCCAATCTCTTCAAGCTCAAGAGAATATTGTCCGTTCTTGTTTCCTTTCTCGCTAACTTTTGCATCTTCATGCTCCTTTCTCGCTCTGATATTGATGTGTGGCTTTATGATGTTATCAATCTGCTTGTTATCGATGTACACGGTTTGTAGGACTGTCTTTTCGTTCGTTTGATATATAGCTCTACCCTTTATGTTAGGAAGACACTCTGCGCCGCCTTCATCCAATACAGCGCGGCTCCCTGCTTCGGTTTGTAGCCTAAAGCAGATACGAGCACCGATATTTTGCCGGAGCTGTGATGGCAAGGCTTCATTTGTTGGATATTGAGTTGCATATACCAAGCGAAACCCCGCTGCCCTGCCGCGTCTTCCTATATCCACTATGATGTCCTTGCACTCCTGGTATGGTGTCATGTCAGCAGCTTCATCTACAATGACAAAGTATCGTACTGGATCACCTGCCTCTTTTATGTCTTCGTATCCTTTTTCTAGTAAGTATTCGTTTCTATCATTCAGTTTAGTTTGCAATACTCTTAGAGTCTCAAGGGCTTCATCTGGATTCTTCGCAATTGATTCGACTTGGTTTAGGAATCGGTATCGGTTAAAAGAGAGACCGCCTTTTAGGTCAATGAGGAATAACTTTGTATTTTCTGATTGATTACGTACAAGTGATGTAATGATGAGTTTTAAAACATTCGATTTCCCCATGTCCGTCATTCCTGCTGAGATCATGTGTGCAATTTTATCGAAGTCATGTTTTACTAATCCGTCTCGTGTGTATCCTATCGGCACTTCCCAACCTCTACACTGCTTCATCATCTCTTCTTCAAACTTCACAAAATCAGGTATCCCTTTCTCGTAAACTCGTATTTTTAACAAACCATCGTAAAACAGCTCTATTTCCTTTCTAATGCATTTTTTCTTGTTAATGATGTTTTGTATTTGTTTTAAGATATCTTTTCGTAGGCGGAGAGTTTTGAAGTCTGATAGCTTAAAATCGTAAACCTTGCTTTTATGGTTTAACCCGTCTTCTAAATGTTGCATCTTTTGTTCAAAATCGGAGAAGCTAAGTCCAAGAGGAATTCTGTATGCATATTCCATTCCCCACTCATTTCTTGTCTTACGAAGTAGTTGTATTGTTTTAGTATCTTTCCCTTCTTTTACTTTCAATCCACAGTTAGCACAAATTCTTTGGATTTTAGATGCGTCATTTGTTGCTCCTTTTTGATGCATTTTTGAGAAAAGAATTGCACCACCAACTGCAGCGGAACTTACTAACTCGAATATCAAAGTCAAACACCACCCTTCTTTGCTTATTCTGAAAGAATAGTCCCTGTAGATTAGAAGTGATGAAAACGGCTATGAATCATTGAAAATAGTAATCTTATAATGTCTGAAGTATCATTCTGTGGAAGAATTCTATTCGGAATAGGTGAGACGAAGTTTTAAAAGGCTATCAGATGGGAAACGTAAATCGCATTTTGTTTGGTATGGTAAAAGGTATTCTATACAGCTTGCTCAATATTCACCATTTTTAGGGGTTTATTTTTAGTGAAAATAGGACATTACTAGGGACAACAGATTTCTTAAGGAGTGAAAGAAGTGTGGGGTCTTGGGAAAAAGCGCACAAAATTAGGTAAGTTTTTAGATAAACATGGTATCGAACAAGAATGGCTAGTTAGAAAGGCTGGCATTGGAAGAAATACTGTAGGAGATTTAGCGAATAATCCAGAAAGATCGCCTACAAGAAAAACGATGCAAAAGATATTGAAGGTTCTTAGAGAGTTTGATTCGAGGATTAAAGCTGATGATTTTTGGGATATGTAAAATGGCATATGCGATATAAGAGGGGATATGAGAATGTATTTTGTAAATAAGGAACATGAACGTAATTATATTACCTTGATGAAGAAAAAAGGTTTCTCTCCAGGGCAGAATCCGGAATATGAAGCAGCTTATTACATAACAGCACATCCGGAAATATATAAATGCTTTGATTGGAGTGTTTATTCCACACCTAACTCTCCACTTGGAAGTTTTTTATATACGTATGATGATGATGAAGATGAAAAGGAAGAAACAAAAGGTTACTCGTTCGTCCCATTGACTGAATCTACATGGCAGCTCGTAAAAGTTGGCCAATCGCTATTCGATGGCTACAATGTAAATTTATCCGATTTCCCACTATATAACGAGGAAATGTTCAATGTACTTATGCAAGCATGTAGAATACGCGGAAGAATTTAAATAAAAAAAGAGCCGACTCAATGAGCCGGCTTATTTTATTTTACTTGTACATAATACGGACTAGTTGTGATATAGAATACATTTCCACGAGAGTTCTTCACTTTGTATTGTGGTGAACCGTTCACTGTTACTTTCTCATTCTTCCTTTACTTTTCCAAACATCTTTTTGAAATGAAAATAATTCCAAACCATGATGTCTTTTAAAATTTATCTTTAAAATACCATCTTGGTAATTGAAATCCCCTTTGGACAACTTCTACATTAATAGCTCGCTTTATTAGAAGGAATTTTCCGAAATTTCAAAACCAATCATACATCGCTTGACCTAACTATATAGTTGAAAAGAAATGTGCATCAACAAAGATAAAATAATAGGGAGGAATTTTCTATTGAAAAGTAAAATTGGTGTTTTTTTACTTGTGTTATCTTTGGTTTTTGGTTGCATCCTTTATAACCCCTCTGTATCGAATGCAGAATCCTTATCCAAGGAATATGTTCCGAACCAAATTATTGTAAAATTTAAAGACAATACGTCTCTTAGCAAAAATCAAGAATTTCATAAATCAGTAGGAGCTGAAGTTGTATCAAAAGATGATGTCTTGAAGTTTGAAGTTATTAAATTTACTAAAGGTACTGTCAAAGATAAAATAAAAATTTATAAGAATAATCCTGATGTAGAATATGCAGAGCCAAACTATTATTTTCATGCATTTTGGACTCCTAATGATCCCTATTTTAATAATCAATATGGGCTATTAAAAATTCAAGCACCTCAGGCATGGGATGCACAGAGAAGTGCTCCCGCTGTCAAAATCGCTATTGTCGATACCGGTGTACAAGGTAATCATCCTGATTTATCCTCTAAAGTTATATACGGCCACGATTATGTAGATAATGATAGTCAATCAGATGATGGAAATGGTCATGGTACACACTGTGCGGGTATTGCAGGTGCTCTTACAAACAATAATATTGGAATTGCAGGCGTTGCTCCACAATCCTCTATATATGCAGTCCGAGTACTTGATAGTCAAGGAAGTGGGACTCTTGATGCTGTAGCAAAAGGTATCAGAGAATCGGCCGATGCTGGAGCAAAAGTCATTAGCTTAAGTTTAGGAGCTTCTAATGGAGGAACTGCACTACAACAAGCTATTCAATATGCTTGGAATAAAGGTGCTGTGATAATTGCAGCTGCAGGAAATGATGGAAATACCAGACCAAATTATCCTGCTTATTACAATGAAGTAATTGCAGTTGCATCTACAGATCAATATGACCAAAAATCTTATTTTTCAAATTATGGAAGCTGGGTAGATGTAGCGGCCCCTGGTTCAAGTATCTACTCTACGTATAAAGGCAGCACGTACCGATCATTAAGTGGTACATCTATGGCAACCCCACAGGTTGCAGGAGTTGCAGGATTATTAGCAAATCAAGGCTACACTAACGTACAAATTCGTCAAATTATTGAAACCACATCTGATAAAATCTCCGGAACAGGAACTTATTGGAAGAATGGTAGAGTGAATGCAAATAAAGCTGTACAGTATGGAACTATGCTAAATGAGAATAAAGCTTCATAAATAAAAATCCGACTCATGAAGTGCACCCCAATTGTTAGACACAATTAACAATTGGAGGTGCATTTCACATAGGAATTGGCTTTTTTATTTTAATTGTACATAATACGGACTAGCTGTAATGTAATATACATTACCTCTGCCGTTTTGCACTTTATACTGTGATGAACCATTCACAGACACTTTATCAATAAACTTGAATCCTAATCCTGCATCTACAGTTCCAGCAACATCTTTATCCTGCCAAGATGGAGAATCATAGAAACGTAGGTTGTCCACTTTAGAAACGACACGTTTGCCTACAATAGATGAATCTACTGTGCTTTTCTTATCGAATTTTACATAAGAAGGATTGTATTTAATCCATTGCTCACCGCCAAGGTTTAGCCAACCATCTTTTTCACCAAATACTTTATAAGCTTCCGATTTGTTCAACTGGCGAATAACAGAGTAACTTGCATCTGGTCCTTTGCGAAGATTCACATTATATCCATTGATGTATGCAATGCCTTCTACATTAGCGACAGGTTCACCCAGTTTGGATGGTTGCTTTGGAACAGAAACTTCAACATTAGAATTATTATATGCCCGTTGCACATCTGCTCTAAATTGAGCTTCTGATACACCATGACTACATAAATAATTAAGCGGATCTTCATGGTCTGTGCCGCCAAGATACTTCGTCACATCATAGTGAGTCCATAATCCTTTTTCGACTGATAAATTGTTATCTTTCAAGATTTTAGCAAGTAACTTCACGTATTTATCATAGCTGCGTTTAAATTTATCGTAATCTGCTGTTTCGCAAAGCTCTACATGTACAAAACGTTTATTAGCAGCAGGGCCACCACCATAAGCAATATATTTCGTATCAGCAATTTGTATTGTTTCGTTCCAATCGACAGCATAATGTACAAAAGCTGAACGCCATGTACGAGTTTCATACTTTTGAATATTAATAGCTGGTGCTTCTGGAGTTGCTGTACTATGCGCTACAACGCCCTCATAAGCTCCTACACCGCCACGATATGGTGTTTTAGGTAAACCATCGATAATAAGTGTTCTATCAGCAAAAGCCCCTGTAGTGAAACTAAACAGGAGCAATAAAGTCAATAATACAGAGGAAGCTAGTTTGAATGATTTTTTCATTAAGCATCACCCTTTTTATTTTGTTTTTGTTTACCACCCAAAATCTCAACAGCGTTTGTTAATGCTTGAGGTAAAGGAATCCCCATACGACCTGCATTTTCTAAAATTGATAACAACTCATTACCCATAAAAAAGAAGATTGTCGCTTCACGAATAGCACTATTACTTCCGAAAACTGTATCTAACTGCGCTGCAACTCCGACAATTAAAAAAAGCACCACTTTTTTAGCGATGCCTTTAAAACCAATTTTGCTTTTTAGTTCCCCGTTATATCCTGCTGCAATCATGCCTGTGATGTAGTCGATAGCTGCCATTGTGACTAAAATCTGCAACATAGCGTCCCACCCTCCAAAGAAATATCCACAAAAGCCACCAAAAGCAGCTATAAATGATTTTGTTAATACATCGATACGATCCAATTTATTTCCTCCTTTTCAAAATAAAAAAGCCTACTTCTGTACGCTTTACTGTTCGAGCCAATCAATTATGACCGTCCCGTCTTTTTGTAGTTCTTCATAGAAATTCAATTTTGTAATCTCTTCAAATTCAGCAATTGTGATGAATTTTTTTAACAGCTCGTAACATCTTATTTACAGATACTCCACAGTACCAAAACATTTTCCAAACTTCATATTCACTTTGCGCTACGGACATCACTACCACCTCCATCAGCTTAGTTTCAATTCAGCTACTTGATCTGTCAAGAACTCAACTTGATCTTGTAACTTTTCTAATTCGGTCGGCTCTTGTGGTTCCGGTTTGTTCATTTCTTCCAATTCTTCTTCAGTAATTGTTTCAATCCACTTTTCTCCATCCCAAACTGGTTTCCAGTTTGGAATTGGCAAAGGAACTTCTGTATAACATTCTGGATATTCGTAAACTTCTATATACCTGTCAAAAACCTCTTCTTGGTACTTGAATTCCTCTGTTTGATATTGCAACTTCACTCGGTCAACTTCTTTTTCTTGATAAACTTGATTATCATCAAGGTATCGAATCGTAGTTTTGACCGTTATGATTTCGGGAACATCTATCGTTCTAACTCTATCTTCTAATTTATTCAACGACTTAAAAACCGGGGATATTGCCTTGGTCTCTGTATAAGCGCCTGTTTCCTTATCATATAAATACAAAGTTTTCATCTGAAAATCTCCTATTCTTTTTAAATGATGTATGTGAGTGTGAATGACCAATATCTCAAAGGGTTTGTCCCTTCCGCAATCCATTCACAATGGACAGACCCGTCAGTCTTTAATGTAATAAAACCTGCAGTCGTATCAAGATTACTTAAAACATAGGTAGCTGAGAATGTTAAATCACTAGTTGGTCGAAAGTTTGCTGGAAGTGTAGCGATAATTTGATTGTTTTTTACCCCAGTTACATTCATATTAAGACATACTGTACTACCTATTCGTTTTATTTTCGATGTTTTCCCTGATTGGTTTAACACGCCATTAATTGGTGTAACGTTGACCCAGTCTGTATCTGTCGATTGTTTCAAAACACCAGAAATCTGCAAATTATCGTCAAATAAAAATCCTGTTGCTATCTTCGTTAAAATACTTTTACCATTGAGTTGTAATGCAGTAGTTGTAAATTTCCATCCATTAAGAGTTTTAAGTAAGTCATTTAACGTTACATGCTCTTCCCACCCAAGCCAAGTACCATTGTCGATGTAATTTGTAAAAAATTTGTTTTGATAATCTTTCGCAATAACAAATCCGAAAGTTGGGGAATTTATAAATGAGATACCTCGCCAGGATTTAGCATTAGGTGTATTACCTTGTACGCTGCCATGACAATAAATTGTGTTTATTCCTAGTCCTCTAGATACAATTTCATCAAGAATATTTTTGGTAGCATCACTAACCGAAAGTAACGCACCGCCCACATCTGTTGTGATTTTTGGTACTTGAACATTTTTTGCATTAATTAAATTTGTTAGCTCTACGATTTTTTTATTTGTATCATCAATTTCTTTTCGATAACCAGCTACAGATTCAAGAGCTTTTTCAAAATCTGAAATATAGCTTTCAATCCCTATATTCCCTTGCTTCACATCATTACCTAAGATAATCTTTATATCTGGTGTACTAAAACGTTCTGTAATGTTTCCTTTTTCGCAAACAAAATAAGCAGTCCACTCATTAGGAGACGAGACTGCTGCTGCTGAAAATGTATATTCAATTATTCCCTCTGTAGAATTAATAACTAATGCATCATCTCGAACAAAATTACCTTTGTTATTTATTGCTTCATACTTAACAGTGTATCCAGTTAAATCCACGGTTCTTTCATTTTCTTTTAAGTAAACTGTTAATTTTAAACCGTATTTATCATTCTGTCTTGCATAGATCTTTTTAGTGAACAGATTATTAGTTAAATCTATTGTGATTTTTTCGCTTCTCATGGTACACCCCTTTCTTTATTTTTTTATTACCTATCAATCTGTTGGGTTATTTTGCCCTTGAGAAGCTTGTTGTTGTAACGCAACTAAACAATCAGAGCAAACTTGCAAAGTTTGTAGTTTATGCAAATGCGCGTTCTTTTTACACATATCACAGAATGTATCTGTTTTACGCAAATAAACCTGGTCATGGTCCGAAAAAATCTCGATAACATCACCAGGTTTAACTCCAATATCTTGTAATTTATCTAATGGTACTTTTACAGAACCGTCTTCTCCAATTGTTACTGTAACACCTAAATATTGATATGCCATATTATCCTCCTAAACTGTTATAGTGAAGTTCGCCCAACCACTTGATCCGATGTGACCATAATACCCCCAACCTTTGAATCCATTCATGTACTTAATCGTTCCAATCGAGTCAGGAGATCCACCAGCCACATTAACTCCATCTGTTCTTACCTGACATTTAAAAACAGCTTGTGGAGCTTCAACATAGAACGAATTTGATGGATTTGAAACTTTGAACGTTACTCCGTTCGAAGCTTCTACCCAAAACGTCCCATTATTCGCATAATAAGTAATGCCAGCAGCAGCTTGAGTTACGATACCCGCATTTGAAATATTAGTAGTTTTACCAGCGGATTTCATAAATAACTCTCCGCCAGTAATAATATCGGCATGACTAGTAGAGTCTAAACGTAATGTATTTATATTTGCAGTAAGTTGTTTATCAGATTTCAACACTAAACTTTGCTTACCTTCTAATGTTAATGCGTTATCTCCATGGAGAAATGTATTCCCTTGAGAAGTGAGCCTTAAATTACTTGGGTAGTATGTGTTACCTTCTGCTGATTCGCCTTTAGAAATACCAAAGTTTGCAGAGTAATATGTCCCTTGATTCAACTGTGCAATTACTAATGTTCCCTCTTGGAATTTATCAGTAGTAATATTTTCATGCATTAATATTGTGGGTTGAAGCTTACCAGATAGGTTAATGTAGTATCCAAGAAACATTCTGGTTAAGTTTGACTCCATCAAGCGAATGAATTGTTTTTCTATGTGAACGTAGTTAGAACCGCTGGATGTTCTTAAGGTTGAACCACTAATTTCTCCTGCTTGTATAAGTTCAGCCACTATACCTTCTGCCGTCATAGCTGTTTTATATGTTCTGCCATTGTCCATGGATACACCAATACCTTCTGATGTAAATCTAACGATATAGTTAGGATTTTTTTTACTTCTTGCGATAATACCGCCACTTGGGGGATATTCTAATTCTGTCATGCTGTTATTGATTGCTGTAGTAGCTGATTGTATAGCTTGATTCAATGCGCTATTTTTTACTATTCCATCATCATCAACAATCTTGCTCATTTCTTTTTGTACAGTCTGAAAAATTGTTCCTGAAAGGCTCTTATTGTAGTTTGCAAGTGTTACATTAGAATTGATTATTTCTAAGTTATCATCGAACTCTTCTTCTACTTGCATTATCCTCGTATCTACATTAATTCCCATAGGTTCATAAATAAGCGGAACTCGATCACCTTCATTTGGGACATCGTAAGGAAACCCCACACGCCGCATATCGACAAAATCAACTGTTATGCTTACCAAAGGTTCGTCCTGTAACTCGCTTTTCATACGAGACATTAAACTATTCATATTTGTATATCTATCATCTCGTACCGGTTTTGCATGTAATTTACCGAATACAGCAGCGTTAGGGCTTGTATACTCTGCTTCTATGTCTTTTCCGTATCCTTTGATATATGTGCTTAATCCTTTTGTATCAATCGTTCTTTCTAATGTCTTGATGTTATAACTGTAACGAAACTGGAAATCTGTATCATTACCGATTTTCTTCTTTAAAACTACTTGATTACCATTTAAATAAAACTCTGCTCCATATCTTTCTAACACTTTTTGAAATAAAGATAATCGATTATCATCGCCAAAGTTTTCGAATGCCTCTGCGTAGAATGAATCTTGTATAGAGTATCTATATGGAGTTTCGAGAAATATCATAGATAATGCTGCATTGAATGTCATAGAACCATCATGGGTGTTGTATTCATAACTATTTATCAAATCAACAAAGAAAGAGTGTACAGCTTCACATTTTTTAATAAATGTTTTACCTATAGAACGCTCTATGACTTGCTTAATGACATATGTTTCACCATCTAGTTCAATTTTGCTTTCTTCTTGAACCATAGAAAATGATACTTCATTTATGGCAGTCGGTATAACAGTGAAACTAAGTGTTTTTTCGCCATTAACCTTTCTTGTTCTAGTTAGACCATTGACACCAACAAGAGGCTCTGTATTTCCTAATACATCCGTAATAGCTAATACATTCATGATATCGCCTCCTATGAATAATAAAACCGGAAATCAAATGAAATAGAAAAAGGGCTTATAGCCCCTATAATTTCAAAGTCATTCCACCCTGGTTTTATTGTGATTAAATTTCTATTTGTATCTCTAAAAATTGATACACCGCTTTTGGTGCTTCTTATACCATCTAATTGGATTACTTGTCCAGATGAAGTAGTTCCTGTATATGACCATTCATCACTTGTTGTTTTATTTCTAATTCTTAAGTTATTAGATGCACCAGTGAATTTGATTAGTAGTGGCAAACACCTTGGATTAATGGTTACTTTACCAGCATTATAAATACTAAATGTCGGTGTTGTATGGGTGTAAAACCCTTGTCCAGCTTGCCATAATCCAGCATCAAATGTGAATGGATTATTCGTCGTTCCAATGGATTCAGCATATCCTAGTGAAGATACAAACGGAACTTCGATGGTTGCGCTTTGAAAGTTTATTTGATTTAATTCATATGAATCAGTTTCCACTAGCCATCGTTTTCCTGGTTCGACTTTCTCTATGATGTAAAAACTCTCTTCACAATCGAATAAAGAGAATACTTCATTACGTAATAAGGCATAATCATAGTGATCTCTAGAAACCATTTTAAACACGCCGATTATTCTTCTTGTTCCGGTTGTTGTTCCTAAATTAATCTCACCATTTCTACCTGCTACTTTTTCCCGTGTTGTTTCATAAGATGGCGAAGGATGTTTCAGTTTAACAAGCCTTAATCCATATTCAGCTGTATCATATTTTGTTCCATTTCGTTGTATAATCATTACTTCTCACCTACTAAATACGACTGCATTCCCATGCGACTAGATAATTCTTTTTCAATAATGTCCATCATTTTCGCAGCATCTTGCGGATTATCACCTTGATAGTTCAAAGTAAGGCTTATAGGTCTTTGTATTTGCTGATTATCATTTCCGTTTGTTCTTTGAGAGCTAGAGGAAACATTTTGCTCAATGTTAGGTAATGTTAACATTTTATTTAGCAATCCTTGCACTTTTGGAAATGCTAATTCGATGCTGTCACTGATCGGTCCACCAAAATCTAAATGGTCTAAATCAGAAAGAGGACCTACTTTCGCTGGAGAGAAAGGTAAGAAATTACGAATTTGTTGTGCAACCCAATTTATCACGTCTTTGACTACACCAAAAGCGGACATAACGCCTTTTGCTATCATTTCAATTAAACCTCTTCCAGCGTTATAGAATGTCGTACCTAATCCAGTAAGGAAATCAAGGATACTTTTAAATCCATTCCATACGATTTTACCAACATAATTTAACCCACTAGAAAATGAACTGGAAATAATATTCCACATCCAGGAAAAAACAGATGATATTGAACTTCCGATTGAACTTGCGAATTTAGACATTGCCTCGAATTTCGTAGCAAAAAAGTACCAGATTTCAAAAATTGCATCATTCCATACTTTTTTGATATACGTCCACATAAAACTGAATTTAGAAATAACATCACCAGCCCATTTTCCTAGGAATTTAAGTACTTTTCCCACACCAAATAACTGGAGGTATCCCCAAATAAATTCAAGAGCTCCAAATACAATTTCTTTTGTCGCTTCCCACATCTCTGACCAATTTCCTGTAAATAAAGCAGAAAAGAATTTTATTATTCCTAGAATTGTATTAACTGCTCCATTTATCAAATTTTTAATAGCTTCCCATGTTCCCTCTACTAAAAATTTCACGACTGGCCATACAAATTGCATGATTCCTAGAATAGCATCCATCGCTCCAGATACTATGCTAGATATAAAAGACCAAATGTTTTTCGCAGCATCTGCGATCATTTGACCGTTTTCATTCCACCATATAAGAAGTTTGTCTAAAATTTGTTTGAAGTATATACTTATTGCGTCCCAAATTGGGATTAACACATTATTAAGGATAAAATTCCACACTGTTATTGCTGCATTTTTAATAGCTTCCCATCCTGCAATAACTGTATTTCTAAACCCTTCGCTTGTATTCCAAAGATACATTATCCCTGCTACTAATCCGACTATTGCAGCGGATACAAGCCATACAGTTCCACTCATTGCCATTAGACCCGTTACTAGGGGTGAGATTAACATCCAGATAGAGGACCATGCAGCAAGCATACCGTTCCATAAGCCAATACCAATAGCTAAAGGGGATAAAAGTAATGTAAGAGCTGGGACTAACATGATAATAGCTTGTATTATTAATGCTAATTTAGGGTGAGCTTCATTGAATGCCGTTACAAGTTCAAAAAATTTCGCCGCGAAATTCACTATTGGGGTCATAAGCATTCCGAACGCCTCGACCATAGGTTGAACAGCTGTGACAAAAGCATTTTTCATTCTTTCCCAAGCTAATCCTAATGGAGTTAAAGAATCTTGCAGTTCTTTAATTTTTCTATCTGTAGATTCTTTTAATTGTGATAATTCATCTATTGCTTGTTCTTTAGCTAGGCGTCCTTTTTCTCTCCACAAAGCTACATAATTATTCAAACCTTCCTGTGTCATTTGCGTTAACGCTGCCACTTCATTAGCTGCTTTTGGCCCCATTTGTTGTAGCTCTTTAATTAAGCCTTCATCAACACCACGAGCCGTTAACTCTTTAAGATTACTTATCCAGTTTCTTAATACTTCTGTTTGTGTTTGGAGGTTTTTCATTAGCTTTGCGGGACTAACCGCTTGCACTTGAACTTCTTCAAATATATTAGCGAAATTTTTAATTTCATTTGTACGTTTATCTAACTCCTCAGCATATACAGCAGTTACCTCTGCCATTTGACTGCGAACTTCTGCTGGATCTGGTCCAGCCGCTGCTTTGAATAAACTTGTATATAAGGCAGCGCCTGTTGCTGCTGCCGCTAATGCGACCGTTTGAAACCTCATCAAACCTTGATTTATCATCGCTTGCATATTTAAAAGAGATTTCATGCTCGCTGTTGGTCCTAACATTTTTAATGCTAATACAGCTGCGTTACCTCTATTAGCAATTTGGTTCATCGAATTTGCAATAGCTAAACCTGCTCTGTTAACTGTATACATAGGATTAGCCATGCGCTCATAGTTTTGAGTGATACGCTGCGCTTGTGTTGTCATGTTCATCATTGTTGCAGCTGTTTGTAGCATCGAAGTCATTTGTAAGCTATTAGCATTTATCATTTGATCAGTTACACTTTTTTGTTCCGCTCCTAGTTGTTCAAGCAGTTCCATGAATTCATCTATCGTTCCAGAGTATGTTTGTGCAGATTGTGCCAGCTTAAAATATTGATATTTAATTTCAACCATTTGGTCTCTCGCACCACGCATAGCGATTGATTGTTGCCTATGAGCGCTCGCCATTTCACTATACATTCTTCTTGCTTCTTCTGAAGTACCTCTATATACATATCTGATACGTCTACCTAAACTATCGTATCTATCTCCCACTTCATCAGTTAACCCTCTAGTAGACTCTGCAACTCCATCCCCAATATGATTCAGCTCGTCATTTACACGCTGTACATCTCTTCGAATGTTCCCAGTATCTAACCTGGTATCTATCTCGACTCTTCCGTCGGCCATTTATTTCACCTGCCTCCGATTTGCGCCTTTTGCGCTTCCATTCTTTTTTGGAACGCTTCAAATTCTTGTTGTTCCCTTATTTCTTTAGCTTTTGGCAGTTCATACACGGCTTTCATCTTCTTAATCCGTTTGCGTTCATCTGCATTGTGTTTATCTTTTGGTGGTATTTCGCAAGTACGGTAATATAACGCTTGTCCCATTGGTGATTTGCTTGAAAGATTGCGGAAAAGAGCGATAAATTTGTTCCACTGCATCTTTCCTTGTTGCTCAATTAAATCGATATTGTAATCAAACAAAAAAGAGGAAAAAATCCGCTCTGCATCCACTACGAAATCTACAGTAGGAATCGTCGGCTCTTTTTCCTCTTCTTGTTTTTCTTCTTTCCTTTTTTCTAAAGCTTTCAAATCAATATCCAATTTAGAATTTAAAATATCAATAATTAATTGAGTTTTTTGCTCGCCATTCAACTGGCTAAGTGTTAATTTATCAACAACTAACATACTCAATGCAATATCAAATTTTAATTGTTCACTAATACTCTCATCCTCAAATAGTTCAAATAATAAAAGCACGTTATCATAAGCAAGATTTAATTCAAAGCGAACGTCATTCCACATATAAAAGTCATAATCACGTTCAGTTAACTTCAACATTATTTCTTCACATTAGTTAAGTATTTTTCACGTGCTTTTTCTGTCTTTTTAGCATTTTCTTCCGCATAAATGGAAATTAAGTAATGTACAAGTTCCATTAGGTTCATAACGGATTTTCCGGCTTTTTCGTACAACTTTTCAAAGGTCCCTTCACCCAGGAATGTTTCTACAATATCTTTTGTAACTTCTTTCTGTTTTTGTGCAGTCGCTTCAATTGCTTCATCAGTCGCTTTTTCGTAATCCTTAACACTTTCTGTAACCTCTTTAATGCCTTTATCAAAGCGTTTAATAGCCTTTTGATGCTTAGATAATGCTTCATCATTAAACTCAACTCTATGAATTTCACCAGCGATATCTACTTCTTTATAAGTCTTTTCAAATTCAAATTTAAATTGTGTCATGCGTGCATCTCCTTTTTATTAGGTAAATAGAAAAGAGCCGTATTAACGACTCTTAATTAAGGTGTAACAGGTGCTTTTGTAAATGTTGGTTGTCCGTCAAATGAGATTGTAAATTCAATCTCACCTTTGCTATTAGCATCTCCACCTGGCGCTTTAATTTCAGAAATAGTTGCAGGGCCTTCCCACTTATCTCCATTCGGCTCAGTAACTGTGAATGTTGTCTTGCGAGCAGGACCAACTTTATTTGATAAACCAAAGATGTAATCTTGTGCCTTATCACCATAAAAACGATGACCTTCAAATGCATATGACATCATGAAACCTGTAATATCACGTTCAGCAGCACCGCCGCCATCGTAGTAATACGTTTCTTCTGTTTCTTCGTTATTGTCTGGATCAACAGATGTAATACCTTTAGCGATACGTTCTTTTTTAGGAGTTTCAGTTCCAGGAGCAGTATCAACTTCAAATTTGTATCCGTGGTTTAATAAAAATGACATATATTATTGACCTCCTACTTCTAATTCCGCAGAAAAAAGTGCGGTGTATATATGCTCGTTTGCTGCTGTTTTCTCAACGAAATTAGGCTCAACATATACGTTGAGCCTTCTGAGTGTGTATGAATCGTCAATAGCGTTAAAATTACGCCTTTGAACGTTATTTAGTTCTCTTGTAATAAATTCAACTGTGTTGTTTACCTCAAGTTGATTACTACTTTTTGCGAGAATTTGAATTTGTTTGTTGATAATTTCACCTTCGTAATACTGTTCCCCTGGCGCGGATGGAATCATCCTAATAGCAATACTTTTTCGTGGTGCATCATTTACTCCTATATCTAATAAATCGGCTTTTATTGGAGCGAATAGGATGTTTGGCTGCAAAGAAGTAGTTAGATGCTTCTTGATTGATTCAATTAGCCATATCATGTTTGTCCTCCTATAAGTTCCGATTAATCTCGTTTTTTACGATTCTTGCCCAATCTATTACATGTCTAGCTTTTGCCTCTTCAAACCATAAGCCTCTCGCATTAGGATTCACGTCTTTAGAAAAGTTGTATTGCGGATTGTAATACACTCTTCTTGCATATGGAGTATTCCATTCTATATGACCCTCTCCAGGTCTACTGAATCGAATAGAAGAACGCTCTAACTCACCTGTATCTTTTGGTATAAAATAATTACTATCTTTCAATATCTGCTGATCTAATACGAATTGTGCTTTTTCAGTCGCTTCTAATACCTTGCTTTCAATCGCTTGTGTATCCAATTGAATGTTTACTCTTATCAAACTAAAAGCACCTCCACATGGTGAAGATTACTACGATCATAAAAGTCACTGACTTTGCTAACGGTCATTTCTTTCCCATTAAGTATGACTTTCGACTTCTCTTTGAAAGTAACAGGAGTCGAATGCACCGCATCATGAAACAACAGTGTTTGCATTACAACACTGTCTCCATTACTGTTCATAACGACTGTTTTTTTAGATTCAATTCGAACTCTTTCAATTGTTACGGGTGGTTTGTAGTTATCATTTCCACCCCAAGTGTCATCTTCACCCTTATACCCCAAATATTCCACTGTATGAATTAATAGTGAACGTCTAATTGGTTTAGCCATGTACACACACACCTGCATACAGTAATCCGGTCGGCCGTAAGTAATCAACCACAGTAATCGCATAACGATCATAATAACTCGGCGCTTCCACTGCCCCTGCACTCATTCCATTTTCAGAATAAGAACCAATAGAAAAACCTCCGCCACCTTCACTTACAGTAGCGGAAGTAATGCCGTTAATAGCTAGAAATTCAACTTGTGCTGCAGTAGCTTTTTTGACTTGATCACGAATGAAAGGAGCGACTTTATCGAAGTCAACTCCTTGTAATTTGTAACCTGTGATGCTATCAATCTGCTCACTGGCTCTTTTAATCATCCTGTTCAATAACGCTACATCTGACACCGGAGTCCCTTCATAATCGTTATTGTAGTAATCAGCATCTATATATGCCATACGATCACCTACTTAGCTGCAGCTTCCTTTTTCAACTTAGCAACTTCTGATTTCAGTTTGCTCTTTTCAGATTTTAGCTTTTCATTTTCATCTAATGCAGCATTTAATTCTGCCAACGAAACATTACGTCCACCTGTTGCGCGAGTAACAATGTTACCCTCTTCATCAATCTGGTCGTAACCATCAAGCAGATAACTAGCTAAACGGTCCTTATCAATATTTAATGTCTTATTTAATCGTTTTACCTTTACAACATTACTCATTTACATTCTCCTCTCATTAAGAAAAGAGAGAACAATTAAGTCCTCTCTTATGCTCCTGCTCCTACAATATTAAACTTGATACCAGGCACTTTCTTTTCAATTAAGAATGCATCCCAATATTTACGCTCGTAGTAGAACCATTTACCAGAAGTAGTCGCACTCGGTGCATCTAAACTTACAAATTCGTATTTTTGTGGTGAAATGACTGTCGATGGGTGAACTAGAATCATATTAATTTGTTTAGCTGCTGCATCTGGTACTGCCCCATTTGTAAAGTTATATGCAGTCTTCATGCGAGAAGACGGAACTGTTTTAACTTTCACGTCATCAAGCGAGTAAATATTACGATCAACATTTCCGTTATTAGCACCAACATCTAAGCTACGTTGAATGTCTTTTGCTTGTTTTAGAAGCTTTTTGACCTGTGGAGTTACATACAAAATCCGCCCTTCTTGAGGTACTTCAGCATCATCCATCTCCATCATGAAATCATCATAGACACTCAATACATTATCCACTGTTAACGCTGTTGTATTAGCTGTTTGACCATATGAACCGAATTCGGAATATAATTTTGAAGCCATGAACTTATCCATTTCCGGAATTTTTTGTTCATCATTAAACACTCGAGTAATATTTGAAATTGATAGAGCCATATTTGTCTCATCGACATCTTGTGGATCAACAAGTGTTTTGTATTCACGGTCATGAGTAAGAGTTTTTGTTTCCCAATCATTATCGGCACGACGTGTATAACTTCCTACAACATCACGATCCACATCAGTAAATCCACCTGTAGTAACGCGTGGGATTTGGATAGTTTTAGCATTTATCCATTTGATATTTTGGTTATTCGGTGTATCGTACAGTTCAATGAAGCTTAATCCCTGCGAAAACTTCTGTTGTAACGCCTGTTGGTAATTTTGTGCGTAATTCGGTTTTGCCATTAATAAATCACTCCTATTTTTAATTTAATTAAATCTATTTAAATGCTGCAGCCCATTGCTCTGCTTCAGTCAGTGTTTTCTTTTGATGCTGACCAGTTGTAAATGTAGGCTTTGGAGTTCCTTGGGGTTCTTCCACTATACCTTTAAAGTGAGGAAACTCTTCAACTACCATTTCAATAGCCTTTGTAATATCTACATCATCACTAACCTTTGTTTTTGCTAGAGTAATAACTGCATTTAAGTTCTTTTCTTCTGTTATACCTGACTTAATCGCAGCGTTTTCTGCTTGTAAATTGAAAAGAGACTCTTCTTTTTGTTGTAATTGAGTCTCAAAGGCTGTTAATTTTTCATTTGTCTTTTCTTGCTCTGTTTTCTGTGATTCTTGGTACTCATTCCAACCTTTTAATGATTGTTTGAGCTGATCTAAGTTTTCTACACCTAACTTTTTAAGAAATGCCGCTTCTTGCTGTTGTTTTGCTTCTTCCATCTGCTCCGGTGTAAAAGTAACTGGCGGTTGTGCAGGTGGTTCTTGATTTACTGGTGGTGTAGTTTCTGGATTCGCTACATTTGGATCACCTCCCTCCGGTGTAGTTGCTGGCGGATTGTCTCTAACTTCAGAAAAGAACTGCATTCTGTTTTCTTTTAATCGCAATCTATAAGTTAATGGTTTTAGCACGCTTCATTCCTCCTAAACAATTTGTTCTCTGTTATAATTTCTCTTTCTACCTGTTTCTTTTAGAAAATCTCTCATAGCAGCTTGGCGTTGCGAAACCTTGTTCTTCGCTTCTTTCACACCCTCCACATCACCTAATGCTTCCATAACCTTTACTTCTTTTTTAGCTTTTCTAATCTGCCGTTCCAGGTGTCTTTGCTGTTGGCTTTCCTTATATACTTTGTCATTCTCTTCATCGTCATATGGTTCATAACGCTTAGTTGATTTCCCTTGTATATAAGGATAAATAACATGACGGCAATTCACACCTAATAACCCTGCCGCTTCACCATATGATGTACTGGAGAATGGAGGGTATCTCCTGCTTTTACCACTTTTAGAGTAAATACGACCTTGATACGGGCTACATCGGAGTCTTGCACCAATATGTGAACTTACTTCTATAAGGTCCACATCGTATTCATCCATACGAGTCATTTGCATCTCATTTGCTACATTTTGGCTAACAGAACGAGTTACCATATTTACGTAACCTTCTGTACTCCATCTTTTACCTGCTTTATCAATCAAAGCAGGTATTCCACGTTGAGCCCACTCCGAAACTGTTTGCCTAAGCGCCTGTTGTGCCGTTATGACGCCACCTAACAGTTTACCTACTGTCTTGTTTAAAATGTCTAAATAGACCTGCTGTGATTGTTTAAGCATTGTTGTGTTTATTAGATTAAACGTCTCTAACGCCTGTTGTTCGTAAGCATTAAGAATGCCTATTAACGCCGCACTTGTATACATCGCTGGCGCGGCAACTAAACTCCCTGCTTGCACTGCTTCTAGATATAACGCTTCATGTTGTTCAACTGCTGTAAATCCAGCAGCCTCTAACATCTTTCGTATTTCTTCAGCTGTTTTACCACTATAACGGGCCATTGTATTCATTTGTTGCTGATTTAACTTACCAAGCTTATTCAACTGAACAACACGCCAATGCTGATACTCCTTGAAATCATCTGCAGTTAATAGTAATTCCATATCATACTTGAGAATTCTTGCCATGTTTAAAAGTAACTCTTCTTCGATTGCGTTGTAGATATCTACTACAAACATAGAGAGTTGCTGTAACTTCTCAGGAGGGAGTGCCATTACCCTTCATCTCCTGGACTAGTATTCTGATGTTTATTGTTCATCCCAAAGAAATCAACATTTTCTGGAAGAACTATCTTATTTTCTTCCTGTATTTCTTGGAATATCCTATTCGCTTCTTCTTCAGTAACTTTCAAGATTTTTTGCATAGCTAACTTTTTCGGAATAACACCTTCTCTAAGTAACCCAAGCCAATAGGTAGCATTAGTGTTTCTATCTTCTGCAATGCTATCATCGAAGTTTATTGATACCTCAATATCTTCTGGAGCAGAGTACAGATCATATAGCTCTGAAACCTCTAAAATAACTGTTATCAGATCTTTTAATGATTCTTCAATGATTGTTATGTGTCCGTTTCGAGTTCGGTATGTTTTACTGTTTTGGCTCACTACCTCAGTAGCCGTTTTTAATCCTTCAGAATCAAAGGTAAATGAGCCTGTGCTGAACCCTGTCTGCATTGATAAGACATTTAGCAATGCATTAATAGCAGCTATATGTTCATCTACACGTAATTCAAATGATATTTCTTTTATAGTGTCGCTATCCATACCTAATTCTAACGATTCATACGCTTCATCATTCGCATCGAAATACCGACGCATCTGCCCTGTTAAAGGATCTACAATCGTTTTTACTGCGCTTGAAGGAATAATAATACGTTTCTTACCTAATCTGAACTCTCTTTCGAACGAGTCAAAAGCTACATCTAATTCATGTAACGTATCTATAGCAGAAGAATAGATACTTACACCCAGATTGCTAGTTAATTCAATGTTATTAGCTAAGTTCGGCTTGATATATACAAACAAGGAACGTTTTAAGTCGTTAATTACCACTTCTTCTTCTAAGTCAGGATACATAGTAGATAAAGGAATATTTACGCCTAACTCTGCACTCTCAGATTCATATAGTTCATTTCGGATTACGTATTTATCCTCTATCCACCTATGCCATTCAAGCAACGTATATCTTTTATTGTTCTTCCTTGTTTCATTTACGAAGACACCTTCAGTCACTGTTTTTCCATTGTCAGCTGTTGGAATGAAGCAGTCCGCATTCACAAAACCAATTCGAACGCCTTGATCATCTACATACGCTTTAGCAACAATACCACCTAAAGCAAACATATACTCTAAGTAATTCTGAAATTGCAGGTAAAAAGAGCTATTTTCAAGGACCTCTTTTACATATTCATGAGTTTTTTCATCGGATAAACTAATTCCACATTTCTCATTGAATACAAGATTAGCCATTTCTGACGAGATTACTTTCGACATCCCCATACTTCTCATTTTACGTTTATGAGAGTTACCATCTACAGTTTGATAAGTGACATCATGCCATTTAGGATAATAACCCATATACAACTGCTTCCACTTTTCAATGCTGTTGTACATAGAATCAGTTATCATAACATCTTTCATATCTACCACATTGCTAATCCCTTTAATCAGACCCAATTTGTACATCCACCTCCTTACCTTTGCAACGATGTTCCCAAACATGTTTTCACCGCCTAAAATTTTAATCCAAGTTTCTGCAAATTATCGTTAACATAGTACTGGAATGCATCACAAGTATGATCGTCTACCTTGATTACCTTTGGATCATCACTTTGCAAGCTATCGGCATCCCATTGGTACTTCTTGTGTTCTTCTATAAAAATCTTATTTCTTTCTGTTTTCAATACAAAGAAACGCCCCTGCGCTAATAAGTCCTGGACGTTATCGATCATATCTATTTTCTTTTTCTTTGCTATTGGATGCAGCCTTATACCATAATCTTTAAAAACCTGATTTCGCAGTGCACCTTCTGCAGAGTCAATTGTTTGCTTATCAAAATATCTGTTGTACGTTTTAACTGTACTATCCAGCCACTCTTTTAAGTCCTTAGATAACTCACTTGGAGCCTTTTTAACTACTTTATTAGCAGGACTGTAGTAATAGGTATCAAGCAAGATAACATTTCTCTTCTTGGTAAATCCAAGCGCTAAATGAGTAGTAGCAGATACCTGGTGACCTGTATCGGATGTTGTATCAATCAAAATAATGTCATCATCATTTGGCAGTTCATCGATTTCTTGAATATGATTCATGTTGTACACCATATCACCTAAACCAATGACTTCACCGCCATACATCCAGCGCCAATAATCTAAGTCATAAACCTTATACTTCTCAATCTTCCTAATCATCTGCTGAGATAAGAAGCCCTTTTTATCATCCATGTAAGTTGAATGATGAATGAAATAGTCTTCGTCTCCTGCTTTGCTATCCAACCACTCATTAATCCAACTGTATGGGTTTCGCGGTGGGTTGTATGAGAAGTATACCTTTACTTCCTTACCTTCGATTTCTTGACGAATGAAAGTATCCTCAACGATATCGATATCCTCTACACCAGCAAACTCCGCTGCTTCCTCGAACCATAGCGCCATGACGTACCCTTTGGCAATCTTAGCTGACTTAAGTTTCAATGGATCATCACAGCCATAGAAGTAAAAAGCTGTATTCGTTCGCTTGTGCCTTATTATTAATGGTGACTTTCCAAAGTAGAACTCACTCTCAACACCAAGCATATATATGGCCCATTTAATTTGCTCATAAATAGAAGTAGAAAGGTATTTGCCGACTTTTCTCAAACAAACCACATTACCCTGCTCATCGTCTAAGAAATCCGTCACAAGCTTCATAGAGATAACGGATGACTTCATAGAAGAACGGCCACCTTTTGCGACGATATGAGACTGTTCAGCAAGCCATAACGAATAGAAATTGACGTTCATCAGGTCCATGATATTAACTGTCTTGGTCATTTTCCATCGCCTTCCTCATGGCGTCCTTGTCGTTTACAATGATGACGCGACTGTTACCATTAGAATCATCTGTAAGTTCCTTAATCTCAGCTCTAGTCTTCTCGACATGTACCTTCTGCACTTCTATCTGCATACGATGACGTTCCTCTTCAATTTGTCGTTTGAAGTTATCTGGTACCAAGTCAAAGTATTGAGCCAATTTATCCAATGCTTTCATCTTGTCAGGAAGCTTAATGGAAATACCATCTCTTCCCTGCTTCACTTCGGTAATAATCGAACCATCTACCATATCATGGTCTTGTAAATCGACGTAATTAACCAATCTAGCCTCTGTTATTGTCTCAGTAATTTCGTTTCCTTCTTCATCAAACGTTGTATTTTCGCCAACTTCAACTTCAATTTCTTTTTGGCCAAAAGTAATGTAATTAGTAATATCAGCAAAAGCAATCTTAATGTATTCTTTCAATACATCCATCGCTTCTACAAATACATTTTCAACTAACTCACCCTTAAGCTCTTTTATATAGGAAGAAACTCGTTCACGCCTTAGCAATCGACTAGCTTGTACATGAGCGCTCTCTTTGGTGTATCCAGCCTTAATTGCAGCTTGCGTACCATTGAAGTATTTCACAAAATACAAACAAAAGAGCCGTTCCTTTTCGGTCAGCTCCTCATCTTCCAAAATCTCTTTCAGCTTTTCTTTTGTTTTGGGGTTTTTAACATTGGTAACGCTCCTTTTCGCAATAGTAACGTTACCATTCATTTGTTCATCCCATTTATCTTGTGATTTCCACTTTCTAACTTGCGATGGTCTAAGATTTAATTCATTCGCTATCTCAACAAGTGGCTTCTCACCTTTACTCGCTTTATACATTTCAAACGCTTTATCACGATCTGGGCTTCGTTGCCTAGCCATATTCACCACCTCGCGGTAATCCCTAAATTTAGTATTGAAATTCACTGTACATCGTTGTATTATATTTTTGTGTTTTTTCTCTATCTGCAGCAGAGAACACATCATCACTTCTGAAAGGACCCGACTCCAGCGGGTTCTTTTTCTCTTGAATTCATATTTAAAGCATTGTATTATATTTTCGGGTCTTACTTATATAAATCATTATCGAAAAAGAATCTGTATTTAACAGGTTCTTTTTGTTTATATAAAATAAAAAAGCAGCGGATTCGCTACTTTTAGAAAGACTTCATATTATTCTAATACCACGGTTGCCATGACGGTATTACGTTCTCATCAGATGGTTTTACCTCGCCGTCATACCCATCCAATTTGCTCACACCAATAAAGTGCAGTTCCTCTTTATATAAATCGCTACACGCTTCAGTTTCCATGTTTTCAAGAACAATTGTACCTTTAATCAATTTATCATCTTCTTTAATTACCGCAACTACATCAACAGGAACACCCATTTCAAATCCGTTTTGTTTATAAGAAGTCACTGATACTTGCCATTCCCATTCTATAACATCTATGGATTCTATAGCATTTACCCATTCTTTTCTGGTGTTCTCTAACAACCTTACTGACGCATCGGTAAAATCAATTTCTTCACCATTGATTTTCAATTCTTTTAGATCCTTAGTTATATCTTTAGTAATCACGTTCTCATCCCCTTTTCTTCTAGAATAACACAAAGGACTGTTTTATAACTTGAAACCTTGCATCGATGCATCTATCTCATCTTGCGTAATCCCGATATATCGTTTCGTTACTTCTTGAGAAGCATGATTAAAGATTGTCATTAAGTATGCTACATCTTTTGTCTTCTTATAGTAATGGTAACCAAATGTCTTTCGCATCGAATGTGTTCCTATATTCTCCAATCCAACCATATCCGCACATTTATTTAGAATGCGATACGCTTGAACTTTTGTAATCGGCTTATCACCTTTACGAGAAGGGAATAACCATTCATCTTCACCTTTGTTAACTACATAACGATCTATTTCTTCTTTAATATGTGTAATAGGAAACTGTTTGTTTTTCTTTGTCTTTTGCTCTCTGATCCGAATGTGATTTTTATCTTTCACATCACCTACTTTAAGCTTCAACAAATCTCCTATTCTCAACCCAGTATTAATCCCCATCACAAATAAGAGAAAATCACGATACGACTTCATTAGCAAACATTCTTTCATGTCCTCAATCTCTTTTAAGCTACGAATTGGATTCACGATCTCCACTCCAAAAATCCCCCTTTATCCCCTGTTAAACTCACATTGTAATACATTCAATGTATCATATCGTGAATAACAAAGTCAAAGGTTGATTTATCAATGTTTTGTATGTTATACAATCACCATTAAATTACATTCGGAATATTTTTTTATTTCTGTTCGTTGAGTTTGTTTGTTTTGTTGGGTAGCGGGATAAATTCTGAGAATCTATTTTTCCGCACTTCACCTGTACCTCTACAATGATTACATGGGTATTCAAAATAACCATTGTGTCTTTTCCCATGACCAGCACAATAAATACACGTTTCTTTACTCATCCCCTCACCCCTTATCATTAATTATCAATCCAATTCCTTAACTTCCTTCGCCTTAATGAACTGAATCATGATTAGCAAACAAACTATAAATCCAGCAACAAACCATCCGAATTGCTCCATGATGTCACTTCCTTAACAACAAATTAATCCATAAACTTGTCTACAGCTTTCTTACCTAAATAAGCAAATAAACTTTTCACAACAATAGCTAATACCCATGCAATCGAACTCACTGTAAACACTGTCATATAACTTACATCCAGTTTAAATACAAAACTAATAATCCACGCCAACCCTAACCAAATGGCTGACCATGTCCCAAACGACAGAATTAAAATTCCTAATATAGCTAATGAAAACACAGCTCCTAATCCTTTCAACATTTTCTCATCTCCTTTTCAAAATAAAATAAGACACCAAACCGATCACGGTAGCGCCTACGATAATTGATATTGGTTTAATCAATTACAGTTCAATCCAATCATTTGCTAACATATCAGTTTGTGAAGCAAGCCAACCAACAACAATTGTATTTTGCGCGGTTTTCATTGCGATGGTATCAACAAATATAGGTTCTCCTAAATATTCTCCGTATCCATATTTCAAACCCTCGGATAATTTTTCACCGTTAATCAGATACAGGAACATATCTTTTCCATTCCAACCTTTACGTGCAACTCTCTCACCTTGTCTTAATAATTCTAATGCAGAACCAAAGTCCATCATCATTCATCCTCCTAACCAAATGTCCATTTTGTTCAATAAAAAAAGAACACTATAAAGTGCCCTAAGCTTCTGAGTATTAAATATACGACAATGCCCTGCCCATTCTAATGGCGCAACATAAAAGAGCTTTATAGCGGAATATATGGCTCTCGGAAAAGGAATAAGTTGGTTGGCATTGACTCGATATTGTATGTTCAGGAATTCCTTATGTGCAATAAAAAAAGAGCCCTATAAGGTGCTCGTCCAATACGATTATAAAGAATGAATACGTCGTGTTCAGTTATTAGTATATGCTTGTCTCATTCAAAGTTTTACTGGTTTAATGTGTAATTTCTATATAACAAAGAAAAAGCACCCGTTATGGATGCTGTCAATTATTATCATTATAGTTACGTTCCAATATAATGTTTAATTCTCTTTCTGGTTCCTCATTTTTTGGATGTCGATAATACTCTAATTTATATTTCTTTACATCATAATTGAAGAGGCCAATCTTAATACTTTTAGTTTCTTTCAAAACGGCCATTAAACTAGCTACATCCTCATTCTTCGCGTCAAGAATCATTTCTCCAGATTTATTCCTAAAAAACACTCTCATACGATCATCCCCTTTCCCCTTATCTATTCAACAGAAAATAGGAAAATCCTACAAAACAAAAAGCCGCCACCGAAGTGACAGCTCTAAAGGGGATGGGAGAGAAACATTCACGAAAGGGGAATTTCGAAATGAATCAATTATAGGATGAGATTACTCTCAACCCTCTCCCAATCATCGCACTATATAATTTAACCTACGCGGTTTACGTCAATGACTGGGAGAAGACCAAGAATCTTCTCGTTTTACGTCCGTAGACTTATATATGTTGTGCTCAGTGCAGCCTTCGAGGTATCCCAGTCCTCTTTCGACGTACAGCGTACTATATGCCCAAAGAGAGCTATGGGAACTCTCTAATCATTTACAAAGCGTGGATCAAATACAAAATATTATTTTGTAAGACGTTTCCGCGCCTTGCGTGAACCAACACAGTTTCAGGGGTACGGAGGGGATGGTCTCCGCTGTATTGGCTCAAACAAAGAGCGAAGGCTCTCTGCCTAGTGAAGATTCGTGAGTAATCACTAGAAAATGTAATGTGCTCAAATTAACGATGCATTATTGTTCTTATTACTTGTTACTTGTTTTGAAATGTGCGATTCATTCAATCATAGAACCATCACCCATTTCCATTTTCAAATGTTTTGGGAAAACATGAATCATGACAGGAGTAAGATGGTGTCGTGTGCACCTCTCACTACTAATAGTGTATCACCTTTAGGTCAAGAACAGTGTTGCCTTTGTGTTGACTGAGTGTTGACTCTTTTGTCCATCTTGCAACTAATCTTTCTGATGTATTGGTGCGTGTATCCAAGACGTTCTGCAACCTCTTTTAGATTCATCCCCATTACATCACGTAAGTAAGTTATTTTCTTCTCTATCCCTTTCATATTACCCAAAACAAATTTAGCTTCGTCCATTACCGACTGTTTGGCAGCAATACGCTGCTGTAAGTACTGTGACTTCTCTATAATCTGATCATGACGACCTGCAATCTCATCTAATGCCAATGGTACCTGTCCACCTGTAACTCTATCCTTGCTATAGTCTGTTACTCCATTGAATTTAGGTGCATTCATTTCCATGTTCTTCATCAAATATTTATGTTCAATTTCCAGGTCTTTCAGTTGAATCTTCATCATTTCAATCTCTTCGCCTAAGTTTTGATAAAAGTTTGTCATAGCAAATCCCCCTATTGTAATTTTGTTATTTTCACTTCCTGTAAGGTATGTGAAATTTTACTATCCATCTTCTGAATAAGGGAACAACACCTACATACAGCCCCACCATCTGTAAAGCATTGTTCCGTTATTCATTAGGCCTTTAATAATTTCCGTTTCTTGTTACTCATCTTCTCTTTCGCTGTTTCAATGTTATTTGTAATCCTCGTATGGTCCTGATCTATCTGAATCATTCCGTCTAATACCCCTGGAATCAATCCTGTCTCATCGATGTATTGCAAGTAATCAACTGGTGCTCGTTCTGTTTGTTCTACTAAGTATCCATAAATATCAAAGTCTGCTCTTGGAATCGACTTCTTCCCATTTGGTTGGTGTGACATCCTTACATAAGATTGAATTACTGAAGCAGGCACCAAGAACACTTTCTTATCCTTACTAAACTCTATAAGGAAGAAACACACAGCTCCCATCTTTTCTGCTTTCTCCAGGTAATCTAATTGATGTTGCGCAATGTTCTTCAAATCGAATCGTGTTAGACTCTCTGTAGACTTTGCTTCAAATGCAACAGCTCGTCCTTTGTACACTCCGTCATAGTCCACTGTACTTTTAGATTCGTAGAATCCGTTTAATACTCGACCACCTTTGCTTTTTAACACCTTCACGGGAGTTGGACGCTTGTTTATAAGCGCCACTCCCTCCCTTTGGTACATTTCATTGGATAGATTGATAAGCATCTCAAATGCCATTCCTCGATTTCCTAAACCCATTTTTATTCCTCACTTTCTATCAAAGGATTATTTTGTTAAACAATCTTTTCCACAAAATAGTATTTAATATATAATTAAATTATTCAAATATTAGGAGTGATAAAAATGATTGATATATATAGTCTTATTTTTTTGATTATTATAGGGATCGGTGCTTTATTATCATTGATAAGTGATTTGCGAAAACCACAAAAAAATATATTTGCGATTTTATGTGAGTCCTTAGTTCTTATAGGAGTTGCATCTTATTACTTACATAATAAATAGCATCCTCCCTTGAATAAAACTCAACATTCCGTCAATACTATAGATACAATCTTTCTCCAGTTCCCCATTGGAGTCGAGCAGTTAGCTTTTGCTAGCTGCTTTTTTCACATTTTAATTATATTAAGCGTATATTAATACTGATTATGATTGGTATTACGCCTACCTCTCAAGGGCACTTATATACAGTGCTCTTTTTTTATCTGCATAATATTCCTAATCCTGTTTATACTATAAATGTATTGTTCTTGCGTACAAGAGGCAGTTAGCTTTTGCTAGCTGCTCTTATTCTTGTTTATCGAATGGACCTATATCCTCACCAATAGCACCTAAATAATTCTTACGATCCATTTCCCAACAATTCCGGCACATCTTTTTGCCAGGAACAAAGTCTAGTAAATGAGGTCCTCTTAATTCTTCTCTGATTTCACCACACCAATCACATTCCCCGCCATTTTCATACTCTGCCATGATTTTATTAACTTGATGTTCTGAAAGCTC